TACACAGATACAGGGGCTTGACAGTGTGACTCACACATGCATAATACAGGCTAAGAGTCAGTATACGACTTTAGCCCCTGGCACGACCTGTCGCAAGATCGGTAAGCCAGGGGCTTTTATATGTCTGGTGTGTGAGTCACACAGTAAAATGAGAGTGTGGTGAAGAAGTGTAGCCGGGCAAATGACCAAATGAAAAACGAAGCGTCCGTGCCTACGGCGCTTCGTTTTTCATTGTTGACCCGGTAAAAAAGATGGGGATTATTCGCAGGCAGTTAATGATAGCGAATGTAATGTATGTGGACTATTGGATTTATGCAGCCACGGTATCCGATAGTTTCTTCCATGCCTCTGTGCATGGATAGAAGGATATCACATATCACACTCTTTGTCAAGTGTTATTTTTTTAGCACATAGCACTTTGCGTAGCTTCATGTAGCACTTACTAGTGTGTGAGTCACACAATATATATTGACAATGTTCCTGATTTGTGCCAATATACGCGTGTTGGTGACACTTTCAATCGTTCCTCCTTGGGTTGGTTGTCATCAGGGGGCAGGTTGCTGTGGTGGCCGCCTGTCCCCACACCACAACGAAGGATCAATATCATGCCTGGTATCATATCTGCAAGTGCGGCAGTTAAAGGCGGTTTCTTTGGGCAGTATGATGTTACATACACGCCTATCCAAAACAGAGGCGTAATTATGAACCGAGTAGCTTATCTACTCGCTCGTAAGGGAGTGTTGGCACTTCGTCACACTGTTCGTACATTGAATGGCGCTGCTGCTGGCGCAGCTTCCACCAAGACCTATTCGCAGATCGAAGCGAATGTTGAACAAGGTGGCAAGCGCACGGTGGAAACGGTGAACCTTATCAACCGTGTAACAACTGCGGCAGATATCACAGAGATCAACGATCATCTGTTGGCATTAACATCTAAGACGACATTTGGTGCGAGTCCGGTTGCCAATAAAGATGGTAATCCGTTAGGCACACGATAGTTCGTGTGTGACTCACACAGTGGCAAAACAGAAAAAGGTATTCAAGGGGATCGTCCCGGCGCTTGCGCGTCCGGGCGATCCCCTTGTCACGGCGTCTGGTCAACAGATTAAGCCAGAGAAGTCGAAGAAGCATGAGAAGCCGCAACCAGAGATTACGGCGAAAAACTTTAAGTCTACGAGGCAGCGGACGCTCGGGGAGTTGCCTGCGACGCCGCAAGTTGTTAATGGGTGTGCTATTGTTATCATGTACTCTATTATGGGCTTGGGCGATCGGGAGATTGCTATAGCTGCAAAGATTAGTCACGAAGACGTTTTGGCAGTGAAGATGCATCCTGCCTATGAAGAGTGTTTCGATATTATTGCGAAAGAGTTCGTGAGTGCGAACAGTGCGCTATTAGCAGCGCGGGTGTCTGCATATGCACATGATGCAGTCACGAAGATCGCAGATATTTCTATGAATGGAAAGCAAGAAACTAATCAGTTGAGAGCTTCAGTGCATCTTCATGAGTCGGCTACTGGTACGAAAGGAGGACAGCAAGGAGCGAATAGCAATATGAGGAACGAGCTTAGGATTGTCATCGTCGAGGGCGATAGAAAGCCTGTCGATATAGAAGTGAACGGAAACCAATTCAGGAGTGATCTAAATGGCCAAGGCAGCTACGACGACCAGTAAGGCAAAGCCAGAAGTAAACTTGCCAGAGCATCCAGATGATCCAGAGGTTCAGGTGGATCAGGGTGAGGATGACAAGAAGCCTGAAGAGGCAAAGGACAAATATGGTGTTACTGTCGTTGATACGATCATCGACGACAAACGCCATAAAGAGCATTCCATTGTAGAGCTTACGCCTGATAGGGCCAAAAGCTCTCGTGATGCAGGCATTCCTCTTATTGGGCCGCTCGATGATGAACATGTCAAGGTGTGGCAAGCTCGTTATCTCAAGGCTCATGGAGAGACTCAGGAGGATAAGGAGAGCAAGGAGAAAAGTGATCAGTCAGAAGACGCTGCTGCCGGGTAACGGCATGTCTTCAGGTAGAGGGTCAAGCCCGTGGGAAACGGCTCCGCCGTGGGCTGGTGCAATGTATGAGCAGTTACATATATTGCAATCTATGATTGGAGCCATTTCAAGACAAATCAGGACAGATGACATGGCAACCAAGGAAACACTCGATCGTCTCAAGGCAGACGTGCAGAAGAATACCGATGCGGCTGCTGCCGCCAAGGACGCACTGACTGGTTTCGTTACTACAGTTGCTGACCTGACGAAAGCACTTCAGGACGCAATTTCTGGTGGTGATGAAGCTGAGATTAAGGCCGCTGCCGATGCGCTCGAAGCGAACAACGAGACGCTTACGAATGCGATCCCGGCTATTAGCGAGGCTATTCCAGCGAACACCTAAGAAGTTCGTTAATAGGTTCGTCAGGTGTCTTGCCTGTGTGGGTCGTGTGACTCACACAGGCTTTTTCCAGGAGGGTTGGATGGCGACAGTGAGAAATAAGAGAAACTTTCTGCTAGAAGACAATGTTCCAGATGCTTCGTGGTCGAAGACTGGCGAGTATGATCTTGAGACGAATAGTTTCCTCGCTGCGTCTCCCACAGACGTCGTTCCGGCAAGGATCAATCGGAATAGTCTCAAGTTCATGAATACCAGTGCTTTTGATTATTATGTCAGAACCACTGGTGCGGCTGCTGCTGGTGTTGGAATGCTTATTCCTGCCGGCGCGTTCTATGAATGGGAAGCGAACAATATTCCAAGTGGTGCCTTATCGGTTTACACACCGACGACAGGCGCCGCTGCAACGTATTATGTAGCGGAGGGTTGATACTATGCCATTGTCACTTGCCGGAGCGCGGCAAACCGCTATAGAGATTACTAACATTGGAGCGAATTTATTCGTTGTCCCTGCTGGTGTCACTTGTATTTTGATTGATGGCGTTGGTGCTGGTGGTTCTGGTGGTGGTGGTACAGTAACAGGCGGTAACGCTGGCGGTGCTGGCGGTGGTAGTGGCGCTTGGTTTACTGGTTTTCCTATGACTGTTGTACCAGGATCAACAATCACAGTCACGCTCCCCGCAGTTGCTGTTGGTGGTGCTCTTGATACCGATGGAGCGACTGCCGGTGATATTACAATCACTGGTGGTGTAAATCCTGTTCCACGTCTTCATGGCGGTGTCAAAGGACTGAAAGCTGTTACCGGCGTTGGTGGTGCGAGTGGTGCTGGTGGCGGTCCTCTTGCTGGTGCATCTGTGGCTGCTGCAACGAATGGTTCTCGTCCTACCACACAAGCACTCAATCCATATTACAGTGGTGGAACGTCAGGTGCTGGTGGTGGCAGTACCGCGTCTGCGGGTGGTTTCGGTCCTGCGATGGCACCATTTACTGCATTGACGACTGGTTCTTCGCCGGGTGCTGGTAATGCTGCCGGTGCTGGTGGTGGATCAACACCGTATGGCCCAGGCGGTACTGGTGGTGGTGGTGCAGCGCCATCTGTCGGACTTGCTCCTGCCTCTGGTTATGGTGGTGGTGGTGGTGGTGGTGGCCCTGGTTTCGCTGGTGGCAATGGTGGCGCTCCGTGGATAAGGTTTAGGTTCTAATGCTCACCAGAAATTCACGGCCCATCGTTAGCTTCAGTGGCTCCGATGTTAATGGGTGGGCCGGAGCCCTGACGCCTACTTCGTTTGCAGTCTGTGCAGACTTCACGCAATCTGTGAGGAATGTGCGGCTTGTTGTCAGTGTCAACGCTGACATGTCATTACCTATTTATAGATCGGCTTATGTAGAGCCGTCGTATGCAACAGGGGCAGAACAAACTTATCGTCCTGTCAAATTTCAAATTCCTAGTGGTACGTTGGCGGCGAACACAACGTACTTTTGGCGAATTGAGCATCAATCATCGCCAGCACAGTTAGGACCGATCCGTTCGGTTAAGACTGCGCCTGCGGCTGGTGTTGCTGCTGCATTTACATTTGCTGTGGGCTCTTGCTCGGAGATTAATCTCAATCTTATTAATAATAGTTCTGGAACACTCAGCCCTGATGTATTTCGATCTATTGCTTTGGACACACCGTTATTTCTTGCTCATTTAGGAGATATAGCATATTCCAACATTGCGCTTACTACGATGAGGCAGCGCGATGCTAATTCCAGGAAATATCGTAGTGTTCCTAGTGTAGCTATTATGAACGCTTCGGTTCCTGTTGTGTATATACCAGATGATCACGACTCTGGCCCGAATGATTGTTCGCTTGATACAGCGAATGCTCAAACTATTTTTGCGAACACACGTCTTGAGTATGACGAGAGTGTTCCGCATTATCCATATTTCAATCCTGCCTCGAATGCACTCACGCAGATATTTGATATCGCAAAAGTGCGCTTCATTATGTTCGATACGCGATTGCAACGCCGAATTAGTTCGTTGACTGCGCTTGGACGTAATTTAGGGAATGGGGATAATTGGGATCAGCTTGCTGCGATTAGTGGTATGTTTGCTCAAGCTGTTACAGATGGTATTGAGCAAATTGTTACGATGATGCCATCGACTTGGACAGGTGCGGTTAACTCCGGCTTCGGTGATATTTTTACTGCTGAGAGAACTGCAATCTGTGACATTATCGAAACGTGTCCAATTCCTGTGGTTCACGTTTCGGGTGATGCACATGCTTGTGCGTTCGATGATGGAACGAATACAGGGTTCTCAACGTCAGGGTTTGCATTCTTCCCACAGATTTTAGCGTCTGGTTTGTATCAAACGCCACTGAGTACGTCTGGACCGTATTCGTGGAATGGTGTCGATACAGAAAAAGCTGTGCAAAGATCGCAGTATGTTATTGTGAGTTACAACAGTGCGAATAAGACATGGAGTGCATCTATCAAAGGTGATCCGATTAACCCTGGAACGTTTGCGCCTACTACAATTCTGTCAGTGGCGACAACGGACGTTACTCCTGCGGTGTCTTTCGTTAACGCAGCACCTTCGGTGGTAGCCGGTGCACTTCTCACATGCACATTGAATAAGACATGGTTCGGTCTTTGCTCAGTGGATTGGGCTGCACCTGGGTTTACTCCTGCGGCTGGTACAGTCAATTTGTTGCCAAATACCAAACGGACTTCGTTCACGCTAAGGGCTCCTGGTGCTGGTCCTGTGAACTTGACATTATCCGCTCCTATTGGCTGTACGATTAGCGGCACGAACCCTGCTGTTGTTACAATAACCTGAGTTGTGTGAGTCACATAGATGCCCAATTATAAGTTAACAAAATACAAGAAAGGGCAACTGACGCCACAGTTCTGTTTTTATCAGAGCCGTGCGAAAATCCAAGCCTTTGGTGGTGCATATGCAAACGGTAAAACCACTGCGCTTGTGATGAAGTGTCTCAATGTGGCTAAGGACTATCCTGGCGCTGAGTGCCTACTTGCTCGTGCGACATATCCGAAGCTGAATGATACCGTTCGTAAAGTGTTTATGAAGTGGTGTCCTCCGCATTGGATCAAGAGAAGGCCAACACAAGATGATAATACTTGTTATCTTGTAAATGGTTCGAGTGTAATGTTCCGTTACATTTCGCAGAAGGGAAAGAACCGTGAAGACGGTACTTCTACTAGCAATTTGCTATCTGCTACTTATGATTTTATTGGGGTCGATCAAATCGAAGACCCTGAAATCGCTCACAAGGACTTTCTCGATCTTCTAGGCCGTCTTCGTGGTCATGCAATCTATCGTCCTGGCGTCGGTGAAGAAGATCCGACAATGCCGGATAGTGGACCGCGTTGGTTTTGTTGGACAGCTAATCCAGCACATAATTGGCTGTATCGTGAGATTGTTCATCCTTGGCATCTATGGAAAAATAAAGGAATTTATACTGAGAAGTTGCTAATTGATAGCAAGACGCATATGCCAATCATGGATTTGTTCGAGGGTGACATTTACTCGAATGAAGACAATCTTGATGAAGACTACATTCGCACGCAGGAAGCGGCGTATAAAGGACAGATGCGGGACCGTTACCTGCTTGGTAAGTGGGCGGCGTTTGAGGGTCTTGTGCATCCAGGGTATGATCATGATCGTCATGTCATGACACGCGGACAGATGATCGATCATTTGTTGGATTGCCTTGAGCGTCACGTCGATGTAAAGGTGATCGAGGGATATGATTTTGGCATTGCTGCTAACTCGTGTTATATGTTCGGGTTTATCGATGATTACGGTCGTGTGTTTATCTTGGATGGTTTTTATCGGCGCGAGTATAATCTGTATGATCAACCTGACGGCATTCGTGAAATTCGTGAGAAGTATGATAATATGATCAAGGCTACGGAAAAGATCAATGGTGATCCAGCAATTTTCCGTCGTCAAGTTATTGCGAAGCAGAAGAATACAGGTGACACGATTGCGCGTATCTTGAGTGACAATCAAATAGCTGTGCGACCGTCAAGTAATGACGTTCTTGCTGGTATCGCAAAAGTTAATGGCTATCTGTCTGGTCATATAAAGATACCTCACGCGGTTACGCTAGAGAAGCCAGGACCGCTGATTTATTTCTGTGCTGATCTGACATGGATCGAAGATGAAATTTCTAGTTACTACTGGAAGAAAAATCCACAAGGTATGAACCTTGATGAGCCGTTAGATGGGAATGACGATGCAATGAATACTTTGAAGTATTTACTCGCACGTCAACCGCAACCGGCGGACATTGTAATTCCAGAGAATATACTCCCGCCTGGGTATATGTTCTGGCAGGAAGAAGGCGAAGCCGTAGAACGAGAATTTTAGTGTGTGAGTCACACAAGGGGAATTGAAATGTGGACGCCGATCGATGGACGTGGTATGACTATTGCTGAACATTTTGCACATGTGCAACATATCACGCCGTTTGATGGTTGCAGTGGTATGACACTACATAACACCGGAGCGCCGAATTTATCACAGGCGAAAGCTTCAGAGGCACAGCAGCGTATCAAGAACTATGAACTGTATTACAGAGATGAACAAGGTTGGCCTTCTGGTCCTCATGCATTTGTGTATGATGATCTGATTTGGTTGTTCACTCCATACAATCATAGAGGTACGCATTCACCTTCATGGAATGGTACGAAGTTCGGTATCGAGATGACTGGCGACTATGGTGTAGATGATCCACTTACAGGTCGTGGCGCCAATGTTGTTAAGAACGCGGTTGCGCTGTTCGCTCATTGGCACACGAAGATGGGATGGAACCCCGAGTCGATCAAATTGCATAAGGAAGACCCAAAGACAACGCATGACTGTCCTGGAAAGAAAATCAATAAGCAAGCATTTATCGGGATGGTTGAGGAATACATGGGTCATGCTGGTGAGTTGAAGCATGTAGTTGTTCCTACCAATCCTGTCGTACCGAAAGGTGCGCCTGGACGAACGAAGACGCCAGGGGATACGCTCAATATGCGGGATCGATCTTCACTGTCTAGTATCATTGTGAAAGTCGTCCCGAATAACTCTTCTGTGCGTGTTCTTTCGTCTGCTGCGAACGGTGACACTATATGGTTTCGTATCGAGTACGAAGGTGTCATCGGATGGGTTCATGCTTCATATGTGGAGTTAATGTAACATGCAACCAATCACTCCAGACTTTGTTTATGCTCAGTTGCGAATTGCGGCTGTGGCTATCGTTGCGTATTGTGGTGGTGCTGGATACTTCTCTCCAGCAGGTGTCACACTCGCAAGTGCGTTGATCATTTCCGTTCTGCCTCTCGTTGTTCCTTGGGCATTCTCTGTTTATGCCAACTTTGGAATGGTGAAGGTGCCAGTTAACAGTCAGGCGGCTGCTGTTGATAGAGTTACTAAAGCGAAAGCCGCGGAGGGAGCATCTGATGTTTAAGGTTCTGTCGAGTGTTGTTCTTCTATGCGTAGGATTACTATTGGGTGGTTGTCCTGCTGGTATTCCTGCTTTAGGTATCCCTGCCGTATCTCTGCCGGGCTCAACTGGCACTGGTGTAACTGGTGGTACAACGGCTACAGCCAAAACGAAGATTGCGACTGCGGTGGCAACGGTTCAGTCAATTACTAGTGGGCTATGTAAGATTGAGCCACTTACATCGACTGTGCTTTCACTGTTTAATGTGATGGCTGGCTCGACTGTTCACGAAATTGCTTCTGCTGTTTGCAATGCGGTTGTGTTCAATCCACAGACGGAAGGTCCGGGTGGTGGTCGAACAGTACCGAAAGTGAACGGCGTGGTGATCCAATACAAGAAGGTTTGAATTTCTCGAACTGTGTGAGTCACACAATATGGCCAAAACACCACTCCGTGTAGTTAAGAATACTGACGTTTTCGATGTAGAAGACGTTGGTAAGAAGCCTGCACGTGCGAAGAAGCTTGATCCCTTATTCAAGGTTTATAAGGGAAGCAGGATCGCCGTAGGGTCTGCGGTTGGTAGTGCTTGGCAGAAAAAGTTTGATGCTGCTGTCGCTGCACATAAATGTGTGACTGAGACATGGGATGAGATCATCCAATACTATAACCATAGTCAGAATAAGGCTGTGGATACACCGCGCGGTCAGTTCGTCCGTGGCGACAGTTCGGAGAATGTGATCTATAGCAACTTGAATATCATGTTGCCGGCGATCTACAGCAAAGACCCTGACATTACTTGCAATTCTCCTGACGAAGCTGACAAGCCGTTCTGTAAGGCGCTTGAAGCATTAGTCAATGCTTTGCTCAAGCGTCGGGACAAGATTTATGCCAAACCGAAGATCAAGAAGGCAGCAGGTATGGGGCTGCTGACTAACTTCGGTGTCTTCAAAATCGACTTCACGCGTAAAGATGACTCGCGTGAAGCTGCACAGGCTGAATTTCAGAAACTCACGGAGGCACTAGCGAAGGCTAAGACGCAACAAGACGTCGATGCGATCTATGGCGAGATGGAAGCACTCGAAGAGAATATGGAAGTGCTTCAACCATCTGGCTTTAGTATGGTCAATGTCGCACCGCATAATTTGATCATCGATCCGTATGCTGAACAGTCCGATGGACTAGATGCAGGATGGATGATTGAGAAAACGTATTTGAATACTGCGTTTATGAACGCAGCGTATACAGAGGAAACAACAGAAGATAGCGAACACGCAGGTCAGAGAACTCTACGTTACAAGCCGACACATAAGGCTGCATTCAGTACAGACGAAGGCAGTCGTGATGACGGTCTTGGTATGGTGTTCACTGCACTTGGTGCTGATACTAATCCAGCAGAGCCAGATGATCGTGCGGCGTATATCGCAACGTATTTCACTGAGTGCTATTACGTGTGGGATAAAGCCACACGTCGTCTCATGCTGTTCCAAAAAGATGATTGGAAATGGCCGATTTGGGTATGGGATGATCCGCTTAAGATCACACGTTTCTTCCCGTACTATATCATCAGTTTCGGCATGTCTACTGGCGGTACAGTTAGCGTCGGTGAGACTGCATATATTCTCGATCACCAGGACGACATTAACGATATCAATCGACAGATTTCTAAAATCCGTCGGACGGTTTATGACTTCTTCTACTATGACTCGGAGAAGATCGACTCGAAGGAAGCAGAGAAATTTGTTGATGGGCTACGTGGTAGACGCAAATCGGCAAAGCGTTTGATTGGTATCAAGGGCGGCGATGGTGTAGACATTAGTAAAGCCATTCAAGCCATTGTACCTCCAAGCTTCCAGTTCGAGGCTCTATTTAACAAGATGCCATCCATTGAGGCAACGAACCGTATCACGAATACAAACGATGCGCTCCGTGGCGTTCAGTACAAGACAAATACGAACGTGGCATCTGTGGAGTCATATCAAGAGGCATTGCGTATCTCTGTAGGCTCGAAGGTCGATGTTATCGAGGACACAGTTGCTGATCTTGCACAGTCGATTGCCGAGATTGCAATTGTGAACTTCGAGCAAGAAGAGGTTGAAGGGCTTATTGGTAAGCAACTTGCTGCTGGTTGGCAGCAGATGAGTGTGCCAGCGTTCTTATCTCAATACAGTCTTGAGCTTGTCGCCGGTAGTATGGAGAAGCCCAATAGTGTATTCAAGAAGAAAGAGGCTGTGCAAATTGCTCAAGCAATCGGGCAATTTGCGCAGGCTGCACCAGGAGCGACATTACGTGTTATGCTCAAAGTCTTGGAGCAGGCATTCACTGAGGTTGTCATCACACCGGAGGATTGGGCGGCAATTGATGGAGAAATTCAGGCTACAATGAATAAGGGTCGTACAGATGGTGCACAAGCATCAGAAAGTGGTCAACAGCAACCAAGAGGACAAAATGACTTAGCCACAGCAGCGCAACAGCTACCACAAGAAGTTAAGGCACAAGTTGTACAGATGAAGAAGTCAGGAACCCCTGACGCGCAAATCTTGCAGTTCATTCAACAGAAGGTACAGGAGCTAGGACATGGCCAGAATACCCAACCAGCGGCAGGGCAACGAGCGCCCGCAGCCGTCTGAGGCAGAGTCGGTTGTTAACGACTCGCTCGGACTCGATCTACAAGACCTCGACAACGAAGGTGATGATGATGGCGGTGAGGACGATGGTGAAGTCGAGCCGCCATTAAGAACTCGCAAAGGTGAAGAGACGCCGGAAGGTGATGAACACGACGATGATAGTCAGGACGGTGACCAGCTAGATGGGCAGCCGCAGGATGCGTTGCGTGATCTTACGGAGCGTGTGAGTCACACAGCACCAAAAGAAACACCGCTTCCGAGACTTAAGCAAGATAAGAAAGGCAATCTACTCGACGCGTCCGGTAAGATTGTTGCTCGGGCTGGTGCTGAAGCGCGCTTCTATCATGCGGCACATAAGGCTCGTGGTGAAGTAGCGCAAATTCGTGAGTCTGCAACAAATCAAATCCGAGACTACTCGACACGCTTACATAAAGCGATTGAGATTGGTACTCAGGTTGCTACCGAACTTGAGCGAGTTCGTGGTGAGCAAAAGTTTGTAGCAGACTTAGGATTGAAAAGCGACGAAGTTCGTGAAGCTGCTAGTTTGTTCGCAGAGGGTAAGAAAGACCCTGTGTCGGTCATAAGAAAACTATTGACAAGAGCAGCGGCACGTGGTATAGATATAGCACAATTAGGAGTCCAAGGCACTGGCGTAGATGCTAAATCTCTGGTCGAAATGGTCAGAGAAGAGATGGCTAAGGGACTCAACCCGCTGAAGGAACGTACCACAGCGGAGGCTCGGCAAGCCGAGTTAGACAAACAAACTAAAGACAATAAAGATCGTGTAACTGCTGAAGTTACATCGTTCTTCAAAACTATACCGAAGGCCGTCCCGTTTATGCCGGTCTTTGAGAGTGTGATGGCCAATCCTGCGAACGCGGGACTTTCTTTGGCACACATTTGGGATCGCATTCAACTGAACCTGTTGCAGTCTGGAAAAACCGTCGATGGTATCATCGCGCAAATCCAAGGTAAGCAACAGAGAGGCACGCCTGAAAACAGGCGCAGCATTCCTCGCGGTAGAGACAGGCCGTCATTCGACGGCAACGAAGGTGAAAATGAGATGGCACCTATCGCGACGTCCTTCGATGACATTCTGAAAGGTGTGTTAAAGGATCACAGCTTCGGTCGGACCGAGGTGTGAGTCACACACCGTCAACAGGAGACTAAGAGAATGGCTACCCTCGATACAGTTGTCAATGCGATGCTGACGAGAAGCCGAGCCAAACTGATTATGGCATCGGCGATCTCTGGCACCGTGAGTTCTTACTTGCACGCAAAGAAGCGTGTTGTCGTTGAAGACGGCGGACCGCAAATCAGCAATCCGCTTATCGTAGGTTCGAACCCTAACGTTACGTCGATGCAGTATTACGATACTGTGCCAGTCGATCAAACGAATGAGTTCACAACCGTTTCCTACAACATGTCACGCGTAGTTGGTTCCCTCATTATCTCCGATCAGGAAGAAGATGAAAACCAGGGGCGTGCTGCAATCTTCAAAATCCTCAAGGGCAAGATCATGGCCCTTGACGAGTCGATCAAGCGCCAGTTCGCGGAATATCACACTTCTGTCGGAACGGGTACGGACCCGAATGGCCTTGGTAATCTTATCCCGGCAGACCCTACAACTGGTTCCGTTGGTGGCATTTCTCTTGCCACCGAAGGTCAGTGGCGTTCTTCTTCGTATGATTTTGCGGGCACACTTACGCCTGAGAACATCGAAGAGGCATTTGACGACATTATCGAACTCGATCTCAATCGACAAGATGATGGGCAGTCAAGTCCTAAGCCGACCGTCATCTTCGCCGGTCGCAATATCGTGCGTATGCACAAGGCGGCAGCGCGCGACAAGACCCAAATCCAGTTGAAGGATACGGGTACTGGTAAGAAGCTGATCAATCTTGGCATCACTGGGACTACGCATGGTGGTATCCCTCTGTTGTTCGATGAGAAGCTCGGCGCCAATCAGGCTTACTTTGTGAATGAGCAGTATCTTACACTGCACATTCTCCGTGGTGTCAATATGCGGATCAAGAAGCTGACCGCACCTTGGAACATGGATGCAACGGGTCGCCGCGTCGTGTGGGAAGGCCAACTCTGTTCTTGGCGCCAGTACCGCACCCACGCTTATCTCACCAACTAGGTTGTGTGAGTCATACACAGTCTAAGCAGAGGATCAAGCAATGTCAGTACAAGCATCGGTGAGTGGGACACGGCTTGCGTATGTCGTCGTGCCTATCGAAGGAACGGTGGAGCGTTCTGTCCACCGCTATTCCAAGGACAAAGGCATTACTGTCGAGGAAGAGAAGCAGCCCGGTGGCTTTATGGTCTACTTCCCTCGCGGCCATGTCATTCGTCTGCGGGACAAGAAGGCTCTTGCTCAATATAAATTGGACAAGAAGCCACGGATTATCAATCTGCAAGGGTTAAACGATCCGAACAGCGCAATCGGTCAGCTTATATCTTCGCAGGATGAAGCAGCCCGTCAAGGTGCGATGGTGAACTTAGAGAGGCAAGTCATCGCACTCGCTACAGCAAAGACAGGACGCGTGCTTATGCCTGAGCAAGTCCGTCAAGTGGAAGACGATATTACCGAAGGTCAGAACGGTAGTCTCGTTGTCCGACCGAACTCCAATCGTAACAAGGACCGCAAGACAGCGTAAGCTGTTGTGTGAGTCACACAGGAGATAGGATATGAGCAATCGAACAAGACGCGCATTCCGGGACGGTTTCAATAACTACGTTCCGGCACTGCAATACGCAAGCGATATGGTGATTGGGCAACCAGCAGCATTTTCGCTTGGTCTACCTGCTGTGGCCAGCAGCAACAACATTGCTGCGGCTGTCGTAGCCAACGCCGCACCCGGTACTATTGAGGCGTATGCTTATACGTCTGATAGTCCGTATGGACGTACTGTCAACGTTAGCCCAAGTGCTGATCCTGGTGCTGCTGGTGGTGCTGTTAACGTCTTCGGCTTTGACTATCTCGGTCAGCCGATGGCAGAACAGTTCACTGGCATCAGCGGTTCGACGGAAGTGAAGTACGGCAGGAAGGCATTCTACAAAGTCACGAAAACTGTCATCGTCACTGCCGCGACAAACGCGATCACTTGGAGAGTTGGCATTGGCTCACGCCTTGGCCTTCCGTACAAGGGTGATATCGTTTGGGCCAAGGAAGCCACTGCACTCGTCAACCTGTTCAAGCGTGACGTTACATTGTATCAGCCACGCAGTGCTGCTGATGCAGTGGCAGGCTGCTCGAAATGGTTCCGTTCCCCATGTCCTGGTTGGGTGTCGTCTCTCATCGGCACTCCAGACGGCGGTGGTGGTGGTACTGATCCAGTCATTACTGTCAAGCTTGCTACTAATGCAATTACCGGCTTGACAGTAACTGTTGATACCAGTGACGTAGCTGGTTTGACGGTTACTGACGCTCCGACCAATGTGAACTATAGTGCGAACAACAGATTGGTCGCGAATACACTGATTGAGGTTGTTGGTGCTGCGGCTGCTGGTGCTCATGGTGATACCATTGGTATTGTCATTAGCCCTACGCAGTTCTTCGCACCGACTCTAACCGATCCGCAGACACTTACGACTGCTGATCCGCGTGGAACGTATGAGAGCCTGCTGACGATGGATGGTACGAAGGAAATCGTCGTTGGGCTTTCAGGTGACAATTCTGTGAACGCAGCAGGTAACGGTGGCTATCACGGCATTAAGCACGTCATCGCTTAAGCTGTGTGAGTCACACGAAGAGTAGAAAGGGAGGCGAACGTGAGTGCAACAATCAGGCAAGTCGCTGACGATGCACTTGCGTTCGCCGGTTCTTTGACTGGTGCAGGGTCACAGCACTACACAGATGATCGAATGATCGGTAACGTTACTCGTGCATTCAATCTTCTGTTCAAGAAATATTACTGGCATCCGTATCGTGAATGGTTTCAAGTTACGCTCGATGGTGTAACTGGAACAATTACAACTGATGTATTTGGTAGTATCCTCGACTTCGAAGATGTTATCAGTGTACACATTGATGGGTATCAGAACCCATTACCGATCTTACCATTCAGTAAGAACCCATTCGCGTTAGGTGCGAGTACAGGTGTTCCTCGCTACTACACCGCACTTCAAGCAACGAACCCGAACTACGAAGAGAAGAAGTTGTTGTTCTATCCACTAACAGCTACAGGGCTCGTGAATGTCCATGCTCGTATTCACCCACGTCCAGATGGTGCATGGGAAGAAGAAGATGAAATGTTCTTGGACAAAGATATGCTCATGTATGGCGCTGCTTATATGGAGTTCATCGCTGACGACTCCAATCCAGCCGCTGCGACTACATGCCAGAACTTAATGGAGATGAAGTTCAAAGATATCATGAATAGTTTTGCATCGCAACCTATTCCAATCGAAGGTGATGCTTCTATTCCTGATAGATGGATCGAAGGCCGATGAAATGTTATTTCTGCAACAATCCAGGTAAGTTCGGTGTTGCGTTTACGGCATACGCACTCGGTCATTCCAAGATTGCAAGAAACCAAATTCATGGCCATTTCAATGTTGATCTGTGTGAGTCACACGCAAAGACTATTAAGCGAGAAGATTTGATCGGTAAGAGTGGATGGGAGAAAATTCAACAAGCGTTGCTTAGTCGAGGCAGGTCGTTACTAGACAGTTCTACGTTGGAAATTGAAGTGGTCACGAGATGACGAGACTGTTCCCGAAAAAGATGGGACGCTTGCCGCGTAGTAAGCTGCAAGACGTGACCGTTCGCAATCTTGGTGGTGGCTGGAATGCAGTCGCCAGTGATATTGCGATGGACCCTCGCTATGCTAAGTCACTTATTAATATGCATCGTAGTGCTGGTAACGGTCAGCGCATTCGTTTTGGTAATAAGTGGTTCGCTGATTTGAGCAGCACAATTACAGGTGCTGATATTATTGATATGGAGTATTTCATCAGTCGTTTGATTGCTGTATCCGATACAGGGCAGATTGGCACGATTAGCGATGTTGGTGCGAAGACAAAAATTTGGGATAATACAATCGCTGCGTTGCTTCCTGGCGCACCTGCTGGATGGTCTGTTGGTCAGACTTCGATGGACTTTGTACCGTTCAAGAACCAGTTAGTCATTCATAACGGTATCGATAAGCCAATTACAATCAGTTCTACGTTTGCTGTAACGTACCTCCAAGATTTGGCTACTGGTAGTAATGTGAATGTGCCAATCGGTCGGTATGGTTGCGTTGTTTCTGACTATCATTGCATTGCTGGTCTTCCTGGTTTTCCTACAACAATTTACATTTCCAGCAAAGGCACTGCTGGTGTGTTTCCTGGCGATGCGGCACCTAACGACTCGATCTCTGTGGACGTTGGTGCTTATGCTCCTGAAGGTGCCTCAGAAATTCGTGGCATTGCTGGTTTCCGTAAGTACCTAATCGTATTCTTTAGAGCGCAGTCACTCATTATTGAACTCGGCACGTATAATGATACAGGCGTACACACTCCTGTATTTCCTGATACATTGCCGCAATTCGGTTTGTTAGGACACCGATGCATCGTCAAAATTGTAAACGATTTGCACTTCGCTGGCCTTGGTGGTCTTAGTAGTGCGAAGCGTAATCTCGTTAGTGGACTTCTTGATAGTAAGCATCTGAGTGATATTGTGTCACCAGAATACAAGAAGACAATTGGCAACCTAACAGACAATCAAGGACTGATCGACTGCTTCATGGTATACGACTCACTGGCGTATGAGACACAACTACATACGCCATCCGGTCGCGTGTTTGTATTTACGAATAATGAAGAACTGCATATGACTGGATGGGCTGAGTTCTCAGATATTGGTTGGCGGTGTGCATGTGTTTCTTTCCTTGGACGTGTCTTTGGTTGTGTTGGTATGCGTGTCTATCAGCAAGGCAATGAAGTATTCGCAGGTGAGAATTATCAAGCGGATCGTTTGCTTGACCGTGATGATAACTGGCAGGCTGCGCCACATGTATATAATATCGGAGACATGGCATTCGATACTGTTACATTACAGTCATTCGTTTGTCTCGTGCCGCACGTTGCAGGTGCTGTCTCATTTCTAGATGACAGAACACAATTCTCTGCTCGTTGGGAGGAATACCTCGGTGAGCCTATCTCGTTTGTGTACGAGTTTCCCTGGCTTGATAGTAAAAGCCCAATGCAAAGTAAAGCATTACGCTTCGTCACTGTAGCAACTAAAGGAACAGCAGAGTTCACACTGGAAATCTACGTGAACAACTTCTTTAATAAGCAAGTAGAGGCAACACCTGCTGTGATTGATCTTGGCTCTGGCGATGTTATCACTCCTGCAACATACGAACTGGTATCCCCTGCGATCAGTACACTATTGATTGGCAACGATGCGTTGGGATTTGGTTTCGATGCTGGTCCTTTTGGTGGTGGTCGCCGTAGTAATGATCCACGGCTACAGAAGTATCCATTAAAATTCAAAACTATTAAGCCGCGACTGATTGGATCAACTCGCGAGCCTCTTGAGTTCAATAGCATCAGCTTCCTATATGCCAAAGGGCGGTATGGCGCATGACAACGACACGCACAACAAATTTGCGTATTCCTATCCCTGACTTCACGCAGTCGCCGTGGCACGCAGAGATGCGTGGTGCGTTGTTGGCAATAG